GGCGTTGTAACTGTTGTTAGTTCTGATTCAAGAAAGGGTAATGAATACAGAATTAATGAGGTGTCATTAGTCGAGCACTTTAAAAACTACAGTACCACTTTAGAAACTAAAGCACTACAGAAAGTAAAGCGCGAGCACTTTACTAACGAAAGCGCCAGCACTTTAGAAACTAAAGACACAATAGAATTATATAAAAATATTTATAGAGAGGAGAGCACACAAGAAAATCCAGTTGATGAAGTTCTGAATATCTGGAAACCAGATTTACAACAATTGAATTCTTGGATGCAAAGATCAGGTTTACCAAAAATCAATCAAGCTCAAGTTGAAGAATTACTTCTTGAAATCAACCCACACTACGAAAACAAAATCATCACTGGTGCAGTAACAAGCACTCAGATGTATTCAAACTTTGTGAAGTGGGTTAAGCGTGACTACAATCTCGTAGAGCGTTTATTCCAACAAGCCAGCAGTGTTGCACAAAACATCAATCCTTCTGAACTCAAAGTAGATATGGGGGATTGGTAATGTCGCATATTCATAACATCCCAATGGAACAAGCAGTTCTTACAGCACTGATGACTGTAGACAACTCGTTTGATGTTGTAAGCAATGATCTGGATGTTGAGTGTTTCTTTCCAGAACGCCATAAGCAAATCTTTCAGGCAATTGCTGACCTTGCGAATGAAAACAAACCGTATGACTTCGTTATGGTTGAGCAGCAGCTTAAACAAAACAACGTAATTCATTTGATGGGCGGCTCTGAATACTTACTTCAAATGTGCAGTGATGCACCTTCAAGTTTTTATAATCTGGAGTCTTATGTTGCTGAGCTAAACAAATTCAAGGCACACCGTGAAGTTGAGCATATCGGGCAAAGCATTGCTGAGATTGCTAAAGACTTAACAATTCCGGACGTTCACATTGCGGCAGAAAGCATTCTGGATGGTAAGAAAACCTCAAACGATGTTGAGAAAACTAGCTTCACTTTTGAAGAGGCTATGAACCGTGCTACAGATCGTTTAATCCAAAAGGCTGAGGCTAAAGCTAACAAGCAATACACAGGCGTAAAGTTCAACCTAACTCACCTCGATAACCTGGTTGGATTAATTCAAAAAGGACACTTCTGCATCGTTGGTGGTCGTCCCGGTTCAGGTAAATCAACTCTTGCTCAAATGTTGGTAATTCAAACAGCTGTGCAATACAACGAGCCTGTCCTGGTTGTATCTGCCGAAATGGATGTAGAGACATTCACAAACCGCTGCATCTCAGCATTAACCAAAATTCCTTATGACAACATTCATAACGCTGAATTATTTGATGGGATGTTGGCTCAATTTGCAGATGCTCAAAGACGATTCAGTTCTTTGCCAATCCATATCGAAGACAAGCAAAAGCCGACAATTGCAGAAATACATTCTTGGGCTCGTAAAGCGAAACGTAAGTACAAGAAACTTGGCTGTATCGTAATTGATTACCTTCAGTTGGTTCGTGATCCAAGTAAGAAAGACCGTTACCAGGAAGTAAGTTCAATTAGCCGTGATTTAAAAGCACTTGCTAAAGAGTTTGATTGCCCAGTTATCGCATTAGCACAGCTTAACCGTGAGTCTGAGAAAGGCAAGCGCCCTAAAGCATCAGATCTAAAAGAATCAGGTCAGATCGAACAAGATGCAGATCAAATCATCCTAGCGAATCCAATCATAGGTGAAGACGACCTGCCATCAGGTGTCACTGAATTAATCGTTGCTAAAAATCGTCATGGCAAGAAAGGCGTAGTTCGAGTTAAGGACCGCCTAGACATTTGCCGATTTGTGACTATTCGAGAAGAAGAGAGAGGTGCAGCGTGACTCTATCAGAAATTAAATTCCGATTAATCACAATCGCGGAAAAAAGAAAGCGCCCTTACTTCGACATGATCGTGGTTAAAGAAGTACACGAGGCATTCAAAAACAATACCTACCACGAATTAAAAAATTACGTGCTTGTTGAAATGGAAATTTCTGTTTTGAACATGGTGGAGTTAGGCAAATGAACTACAAGGAAATGATGGCATTGCGTTGTGCTTACAACCATGGATTAAAGACTGCTGAAACAAGAGCAGCTGCATGTTTGTACGTAAAACTTAGAAGAGCCGGCCTGTTAGAGCAGCTTAAAGCACAACAAGAAGGGGCTAAATCATGAGAATAACTGAACAACAGCTAGAAGCAATTCAAAACAAGCGAAATAACGCACAAAAAGGCACATTACAGCGCGATAAAAGCAAAAGTGATGCAAGGGTACTAGGAAGATTAAAACAAGGCGCTATGAACAAAACAGAGCGTAAATACAACGACTACCTAGAAAGCAAAAGAATGAAAGGTGAAATCCTTTGGTTCAAGTTTGACTGTATCAACCTGCGTTTAGCTGAAAAGACGTTTTATAAGCCTGATTTTTTCGTGCTTACAAGTGATTTTGAGTTGCAAGTGCATGAGGTCAAAGGCCATTGGGAAGATGATGCGCTAGTAAAGATCAAGGTAGCTGCTGAATTGTATCCATTTTCATTTAAATCCGTGCATTGGAATACGAAAAACAATGCATGGGATGTAAGACAGTTTTAGGAGCGTGAGAGGTGAATATGCGTGTTGATAGTACAGCTTTTACAGACAACCCTCGCGCACGCGCGCGTTTTCTCGAAACTAAGAAAAAAGCCAAAGAATTCTTGCGCCAACGCCGAGGTTATAAACGCCCAGACTTCAACCGCATGATTCTAGATTTACGCAACCTTGGATGGTCACACGAAAAGATTGCATACGTCCTTGATGTGTCGGGCGGCAGCACTGTTTCTTCTTGGTCAACTGGATCCATTCCAGAGTACATACACGGTGAACAATTCATCATGTTGTGGCAAGAACAAACAGGATTACAGCGCGTACCACGTGAAGGCGAATGGCAAACATATAAATACGATATTGGGCAGCTTGATCTACTAGAAACGTTAGATGTATTCGCTGCTCAGTTAGATGAGGAATTACAACAATGAAAGGCCCTAAAAAACTCACACAAAATGAGAAAGATATTCTGCTCAATGAAATAAGAAAAATGCGTGATGCGCTGTGGAAAAAGCAAAACGGCATATTTAAGAAAAACAACTTAAGTATCGCGATTGCCATGACAGGACATGACAAGGAGGCGGTGTGAACATGATCGTATTTCCATTAAAGAAGGCTGAAAAGTTAGATCGACTCTGCTTATGTATTAATTGCAACAAGCTCTTTGTTGATGCTGTTGATAGTCGCGACCATGGCATTTGCTCACTTTCTTGTGGCTATGCATTCCGCGGAATTAGTTGGAGTGACTTTCTATGAAGCCAGAACAGTTTATTCGTGAGTTTGGGGTGGAGAAGGCGAGAGAGGTGGTTGAGGGTCATAGCAAAGCGTACATGCCTGAACTATTCAAGTATTGGTCAGAGGAGTTAAACGATTATGTACTAGCTCCTAGGTATGCATCGTTCTTAGTTGAAGACCTCAAGCGTCTCGTGGAGTCTTTGGACCGTGTAAATGGGCATGGCGGCTATTTGGCAACTAAAGAGTTGTTGAGCTTTTTGATTGTTCATCAAGAAGCGTTTGGAAAGGATGCTGTTAGTGATGAGACCATTAACTCATTAAAGGCTGCCATCCGCGACCACGAATCAATATACGGAGGCGGGGATGAGTAATCAAATTAATGGCTTTAGACCAGATCGCCTAAGCCTAATAAAGTACGAAGTTGTGGATTTACTGGAAAAGAATAATGTGCCTGATGAGGTAATTGGGCAAGTGGTTAGATTAATTGCAGAAGTTAAGACATTAGCGTCAAACCAAAAGCCTGATTATTTGAGTGAAAAAAGGAGCCAGCCATGAGTGAGTTTAACTACACAGACATCGTGGTGTTTAAGCCTCAATACGATAATCAAGATGTGTATCAAATTACATGGAGTTCTGAATGCGGTAAATGGATTGAGGTTGAAGGAATTGAAGGTCGAATTTCTTCAAGTCTATTTAACTTTGCATCTACAGAAGAAATCGCAGCAGGACACCGCATTGACAACGATATGGGCGACGACTCCCACATAGAAAACCACATTTCGCCGAATTGCAAAGTGGAGGATGTTTGAGATGGATAAGTGTAGAGAAGAGTTTGAGGCATATATCGTTACGCGATATCCAAAACGATCAAAAGAAGTGGTAACGCGAAGACTTGAAGAAATTGACGGCTATCAATTTTACACCTTCAAAGAAATTGAAGATGCATGGGTTATTTGGCAGCACCAGCAAGCGAAAGTGGAGGAGCTGCAACGCAGAAATCAGATGCTTAACGACAACATAAAAGAGCAAGGTCAAAAGCTCGTTTATCAAAACGAAGTGATTGAAACACAAGCTGAAAAACTGCTTGGTTTAAGAGATGAGAAAGCAGAGCTGCAAAAGCGGGTGGAAGGCCTTGAACGTAAATTACAGATCAAAACTAGACATTGTGAGTTCTATGAGCAAAGTCGCAAAGGACATAGAAGTCTGGCAATTCATCGCAAAAAGCAAATTAACAGTGCCTTAGAACAAATTGAAAAGCTCTATTCAAGAGCAGAAAGCGATTATCAGAAAGATCGTAATCCTTACTACGACGGCATGTTGTCAGCTCTAGATTTGGCTGAGCAGGCAATTAGAGGTGAGTTGGAAGAGCAAGCGCTCAAGGGGGAAGGGCAGTGAATTTTGATAATGAAATGATTAAAGGTATTTCTCAAAGTGAGTTTGAAAAAACCTTTGCAAAACAGATGATGAAAGATCGAGTTTCTGACCAAATGCAAAAGGACATGGAAGCTCTGCAAAAACTTAATAGCGGCAATTATGTGATTGTGCCAAAAGAACCAACTCAAAGAATGCTAAACGCTGGTCATGTTGCAATGAATCCAGTCAAAGGTTCGGATGTTCACTCAGGAACAAATCAGAAGCGTCGTGAATGCTACAAGGCAATGATAAGAGCTTATCAGGAGTATGGTGACCAATGACCACATTCAAAGAGGCTCAACTAATCACCCAACAAACCCCAACATAATAAACACAACACTAGCCCTATTCACAACGAATGGGGCTTTTTCATGGCTGCTAAACGAGAAATTAAAACACCGGGTGTGACTGCTGAACCTATTCAAGAAGAAACAGTAGAGCCAACACTTCTAAAGACTACTGCTGAGCAGGCAGAAGAATCATTAGACGCAATCAATAGTGGTGAATCTGAGGGCGAAAAAGAGCCATCTCAAGAAGAACTATTGCGCCAAGAACTAGCAGAAATGCGTGCTCAAATGGCAGAGCTAAAGAAGTCTACGCAACCAGAAATGAAAAACGCAAGTGGCGAAGTACAGCCTAAAAAACGCATTCCTGTTTTGACTGAAAAGGGCTGGTCAACTAAGGAGGCGGACTAATGTGCGGAGGCGGATTAGGAAAAGTTCTTTCATCTGTGACTGACATGTTTGGCCTCACAGACACTAAGGGTGCTTCAAAAGGTTTTGATGCAGAAGCCGCAGATGCAGCCGCTAAAAACCAAGCTCAATTAGATGCAAATGCAGCAACGGCAGAGCGTCGTAAACGTAATGCTTCAACTGTTTTAGCGTCTGCTACAGACAACCAAAAGAAAACAACTTTAGGCGGCTGATATGAGTGAGCTAGTAGCAAGGTTATGCAAACGCTTAAGCGAGCTTAAAGCAGCGCGAAACCGCTTAGAACCGCATTGGTCTGAGTGTTATCGCTATGCAGCCCCTGAGCGTCAGCAATCGTTTATAGGTGATGATGTAACAGATACACGTAAGACACAACGAGCTGAGCTATTAGATTCAACACTATCAGAAGCAACGCAATTACTTGTATCGAGCATCATTTCAGGAACCACACCAGCTAATGCGCTGTGGTTTAAAGCTGTGCCGAATGGCGTTGATGACCCAGCTGAACTCACAGAAGGTGAGAAGTGGCTTGATGAGGTGTGTCAATTCATTTGGCGCAACATTCACGGGGCTAACTACGATAGCGAAATCTTTGATTTAGTGCTCGACTGTGTGGTTGCTGGTTGGGGCGTAATGTATGCCGATGTAGATCGTCATGCAGGTGGCGGCTATGTATTCCAGACATGGGATATTGGGCAATGCTATCTAGCTTCAACACGTCAAGATCAGAAAGTTGACACGCTCTATCGTGAATATGAAATGACGATGGCTGCGCTAGTCAATGAGTATGGCGAAAACAAGGTCAGTGAGAAGGTCCGCAACACTTACAAGTCAAAGCCAGATTGCAAGGTTAAGGTCTTGTGGGTAGTTGAGCCGCGTAAAACTGGCTACATCAAAGGTGATCGTCAATTGATGCCGAAGGAAATGCCTTTTGCGTCATATCACGTTGAAGTTGATGAAAAAATTGTTCTTCGTGAAACAGGCTACAACGAATTTCCTTTTGTAATCCCACGCTTTAGAAAGATTCCAAATTCAGTTTATGGAACTGGACAAGTCTCTATTGCTTTGCCAGACGCTAAAACAGCTAACAAGTTAATGCGTGACACGTTGCGTAGTGCCGAAATCTCAACTCTTGGAATGTATGCAGGTGTAGATGATGGCACGTTTAACCCCCGTACAGTGCGCTTAGGTGGCGGGAAAATCATTGTCGTTAATGATGTGAACTCATTGAAACGCATTGATGATGGCAAAGGTTATCAAGTAGGTGTTGATTTGTTAGCTCATCTTCAAGGTGCAATCCGTAAAAAGATGATGGCAGATCAGTTGCAGCCTGCTGATGGGCCAGCAATGACAGCAACCGAAGTGCATGTACGTGTTGACTTAATTCGTCAGCAGTTGGGGCCGCTTTATGGCCGTTGGCAAGCAGAATTATTAACACCTTTGTTAGAGCGCACTTTTGGTCTTGCTTATCGTGCAGGTGCGGTTGAAGCGGCACCAAAAGAAATGCAGGGCCGCAACCTGTCATTCAAGTTTATTTCTGCTTTGGCTCGTTCACAGCAACTTGAAGAAGTCACAGCCATTGAGCGCTTCTTAGCTGGAATGTCGAACGTAGCTCAAATAGATCCATCAATCCTAGACAACGTAGACATGGATGCCGTAGCGCAAGTTTCAGGCATGGGCTTAGGTGTGCCTACAGCAATTCTACGTACTCAAGATCAGATCGATGCAATCCGTAAGCAGCGTCAGGAAGCACAGCAACAAGCTGCACAACAAGAACAAGAACAGGCTCTAGCACAACCACTCGCCAATGCAGTTGGTAAGGGTCTTGAATCTGAATTAACAAGTGAGACACGACAATGATTAATGCCCTTTTTGTAGTTGCAGTTCTTGCCTTTATCGTGGCTGCTGCATTCGCCCTTGCTTACAAAGTTCGTAGTGAGGAATGGCAGGAAAAGTATTGGGCTGAGAACCGCTTGCACTTAGATACCACCATTCAATTATCTAAGTCACAAGAGGAATTAGATAAAGCCAATTCACGCATTCAGCAGCTTGAAGAAAGCCTCCGCAACAAGGAACAGAAGCCCGAAGAAGTTGGAACTTTTGTTCAACACAGAGCATTACGCCCAGCAACGCCAGAGACATATCGGGTCGTGTTTGATCTGGATCTGAACGGGCAACGCATTCTTGAGCATCTGACTCAAAAGTATTGCCGCAATGCTTTCTCAAATACAGACCGTGAAACCAATTACAAGCTTGGTCAACAAAGCGTTGTGGCTGGAATCATCAATGAAATCAACAAAGCAAATGACCCAAATTACAGTGAGGTAGAGAACGATGCTTAATGAACAACAAGAGACAAACACAGAAAACGTTCAAGCAACTGAACAAACTCAAACAACACCTGTGGATACAGCAACGCCACCAGTTGAGAGCCAAACTCAAGAGCAGAAACAGCCAGAAGCTGAGACAGAAACCAAGCCAGATATTCCTGAGTCTGCGGATGCTTACAAAGTGGAGTTGGAAGGCTTTGATTTCGATGCATTCAAATCTAATGAAGATAACAAAGCTTTTTTAGAAAGTGCTCATCAAGCTGGCGTAACCAATGAACAAATGGCTGTGGTGATGAAGGCTTACGAGCAGCATACAGCCGTGCAAGTAGAAGCGCTTCAACAGGATTGGGGTAACGATTACGAAGCTAACTTGCGTTTCGCAAATCAAGCAATTCAAGCGGCTGGGCTACAAGTTGCAGACGTAGACTCCCCAACATTCGGTATTCGTCTAGCTGCCTACTTTGGCAAGGCATTACAAGAAGATATGCCGCCTCAAAACACCCAACAAAGCGGTGCCGAGAACATTCAAGAATTGATGGCATCAGAGGCGTACATGAATGAAAGTCATCCTGACCATAAGCGTGTTACTGCCCAAGTTCAAAGTTATTACCAAAAGACATATGGCTAGGGGGCTAACCAATGGCGAATGAAAATAAAATCACGGCAGCGTTTGTAATTCAGTATCACGATACTTATGAAATTGCAGCAATGCAAAATGAGTCTCGATTGCTGAAGACTGCTGTAAACCGTGGAAAAATTCAGGGTGAATCATTCACTATCAATGATATGGGACAGGTTGAAATGTCTCCATCTGGTAACCGTTTCGGTGATACCACTTGGACCATTCCAGATGCAGGTGTACGTACTGCATTAATGGCAGATTATGACTTGTTCATCCCAATTGAAAGCCGTGATTTACCAAAACTTAAAGCTGTACCAACAGATAAATACATGAAGAACTTGATTAATGCGCGTAACCGCAAAATCGATGACATCATTTATCAAGCTCTTGTTGGTGGCGTAACACGTACAACCGTAAATGATGCTGGTGTTAAATCTACTGGTACTGTGAATTTGCCAGCAGGTCAGATCATTCTTTCAGGTTTCGGCACTTTGAAGCAGCAAATCATCAAAGCGAAATCAATTTTCCGTGCAAACGAATGTGATGAACATAACGGTGAAACACTAAACATCATTTACACCGCTTCAATGCTTGAAGACATCTTAGGCGACAATACTCTAACTTCTGCTGATTTTATGGCAGTGAAGATGCTTCAAGAAGGTGCTGTGTCTGGTAAGTGGTTAGGTGTGAACTGGATCCCTTACGAAAAACTTAACAATGGCGCTGGTGGTGCTACCGAAAAACGTACGGTGATGTATACAAGCTCAGCCGTTCATTTTGGTGATGCCGATATTACTGGCTTCGATATTTCAAAACGTCCAGACAAAAAGAACATTTCACAAGTAGGTGGTGTTCATTCATTTGCGGCTGGTCGTGCAAACGAGCAAAAAGTAGTTGCTATTGACTACGTAGTGTAAGTGCTTTCACCCCACTGTTAGGGCAGGCGGTGGGGTGCTTTTTATACTCAACAAAACACCTTTGAACCCCGAAGAAACTATTTAAAAAGCTTCGGGGTTTTCTTATGTCTGTATCTAAGGTCACAATTTGCAATAACGCATTGAGCATGATTGGCGGGCAGCAAATTGCTAGTTTTGAGGAAGATTCAAAATTGGCTCAAACGTGCCGTAATATTTATGACACTACGCGCTTATCTATACTGCGCTCTCATCCTTGGTCATGCGCCAAAAAACGGCAAATCTTATCTCCAATCTCTACCTATCCAAGCTTTGGCTATGCTCATGCATTTCCACTACCTAGTGATTACGTTCTGATTATTTCGGCTAACACTGAACGTTATGAAGTCGAGAACCGATATATCTTGGCCGACACTGAAGTAATTCATCTTGAATATGTTTTTGACAACGACAACGAGCAAACTTGGGATGCAATGTTGGTTGAAGCCATGACGTACAAAATGGCATCTAAGCTTTGTAATCCAATCACAGGAAGTGATGCGGCTGGTCAATCTGCAGAAGCACAATTCCAGTTTTTGATTAAGCAAGCACGTACCGTGAATGGTAAAGAGCGACCAAGCCAAGACGTTCAATACGCTGAATCAAGTTACTATTGGGAGCGCTTCTAATGAGACAATGGATTCTAAAAAATAACCTGAGTTCTGGTGAATTAAGCCCGTTACTTTGGACTCGTACAGACATTCAGCAATATGCAAACGGTGCCAAAAAATTGCTTAATGCATTGCCTTTGGTTGAAGGTGGAGCAAAGAAAAGACCAGGCACTAAGTTCCGGTCAAAATTTGCAGGTGCATTGCGTTTAATTCCGTTTATTGCAAACTCAGAAAACACCTATTTGCTTATTCTCGGTGTGTCTATCCTCAAGGTTTACAACCCAAGAACATATACAGTTGTTTATGAAACTGTGACACCTTACAACACGGCTCAAAAAGTACGTGAAGTACAGTATGCGCATACAAAATACCGCATGTATTTCGTTCAAGGTGATACGCCTGTACAGCGGTTGCTGTGTTCTGCTGACTTTACGAATTGGCAATTTGCGGCCTTCACCTTTGGCGTAAACCCTAATGATGAGTTAGGCAGCACTCCAAACGTAGCTTTATCTCCATCCGGTATAGAAGTTGGGAAAGTTATTTCCTTAACTGCTTCATCTTTCCCAAACTGGACAAATACAGAGACTTACTTGACTGGTGATCGGGTTATTCACAATAGTAAGACTTGGCGTGCAACGATTGACAATAAAGGGATTGAGCCTACTGCAACTACTTCGGAATGGGAAGAAGTGACAAATGAAGCAGCTAACGTTTTTACACCTTCAAATGTAGGTTCAATTATTGAAATTAATGGCGGCCAAGTCAAAATAACTCAATATGTAGACCCATCTCGCGTAAATGGGGAGGTTTTAGTAAAACTGACTTCTGCAGTACAGGCTATTGCTAAGTCTTGGGTTTTAAAAAGTATCGCATTTAGTGCTACAGCTGGTTACCCAAAAGCAGTATGTTTCTTTAAACAGCGGCTAGTGTTTGCCAATACAAAAACAAGCCCGAATCAGATGTGGTTTAGCCGCATTGGTGACGATGGTAACTTCCTAGAAACAACTCAAGATGCAGATGCGTTTAGTATTGCCTCAAGTTCCGCCCAATCTGACAATATTTTGCACTTATCGCAACGTGGTGGCGTAGTTGCACTTACTGGTGGTGCTGAGTTCCTAATTAATTCTCAAGGGCCATTAACACCAGCTTCAGCACAGATTGATGAGCATACTTCTTATGGTGTTCAAGCAAATGTTAAGCCTTGCCGCGTGGGTAATGAGCTTCTCTTTGTTCAGCGTGGCGGTGAGCGTTTACGTGCAATGTCATACCGTTATGAAGTTGATGGCCTTGTCTCGCCTGAATTGTCGCAAATTGCCCCACACATACCTGAAAACCATGCAGGTATTAAAGAATTAACCTTCCAGCAAACACCAAACTCTATTGTATGGATTGTTATGGGTGATGGTGCAGTCTCAAGTATCACACTAAACCGTGATCAGGAAATGAATGCTTGGTCTCAGCATGATTTTGGTGGTCAGGTTTTATCAATTTGCGCCTTGCCAACGGGCTTAGGTGAGGACCAGTGTTTCATGCTTGCGAATCGCAATGGCTCTACAGTTTTAGAAGAGTTTAGCGAGTCCGCACAGAGCGATTGTGAATTTGATATCAACGTTACTAATGGCGTTGGTTCTATTTTAAATCTTGATATTCAGGTTTTAGATAATCCACTAGTTAATTTTAATAATACGGATGGATATTTCTATTCAACTTACACAATTGATGGCACCAACATTAAGCTATCTAACACTGATCTAACCCAAACAGTACACCTTGGACAACCGTTTAAAACTGAAATCGACCTGTTGCCACCAGACTTTAGCCAAGTACCAACAACTGCAATGTTTCATAAGATTCAGGTGCATGAGATGGCTATCTTTTTGAATGCATCAGTCGGTGGATATATCAATGGACAAGAGTTATCTACCAAGTATTACAACCAATCAGCGTTCGTAAACTTGCCTTACACAGGTTATGTACTAGATTCATTTGTTGGTTGGCAATCATTACATGAACTTGAGGTCAAGATAACACACGACAAACCTATGCCTTTACACATGCAAAGTATCTCTATGTTGGTATCAATTAATGAGAAATGAGATGCAAGTACGGGCAGCAAACCTAAATGATTTAGATACGCTTGTTGATTTCGGCAAGCGTCTCACTAAAGAATCGCCAATCTTTTCAAAACAAGGATTTGATGAGCAAAGCGCATCTGATCTATTCGCATATTTAATCAAAAAACATAATTCAATTTTCCTAGCTTTAGATGAATATCAAAATCCAGTTGGCACAGTTATCGGTGTTATTGAAACTGACTGGCGAACAGGACACAAATTAGCTTTTGAGCAAGGCGTTTATGTTCTTCCTGAGTACCGTAAATCTAACATTGCCAAGCTTTTAGTAAATACTTTCATTGGGTGGGCACAGCTTAAGAATGCTGACCGTATCCAGATTGGAACCATGACAGGCATCCATGCAGATAAAACAGTAAAACTCTATGAAAGCTTGGGGTTCAACTTGGTTGGCTATGTTCTTGAGATGGAGGTTTAAGCATGTGCAAAGGTGGTGCTATTTCTTCTGGCCTAGAAGCTGTTGGTAATATCTCAAATGCGCTTATGGCAGACGCTACAGCTAAGGGTAATGCAAAAACAATTCAATCCGTCTCCAAGGTTCAAAGCAAAAAGATTAAAGAACAAGGGCAGCGTGACGCGTCAAGTGCTATGGCTGCGGCTGCTGAAAATGGCTTGGATGTAAATGTAGGTGCGCCAGTTGTAATTAGTGATGAGATTATCTCAGATGCTTCTTACAACGCATTATTAAACCAACTGCAAGCGGGCTATGCAGCTGCGGATGTTCGTCGACAAGGCAAGGCACAGCGCAATAATTACGGCATGAAGGCGGCAAGTAACATCATTGATACTGCTGCTCAAGCTTATGGGTGGAAATAATGCGTATTCCTATTTCTCGTGGTCGTGAAGCACCACAAGCTCAAATGCAATCGTTTACGCCTAACACTGGCTTAGCCGAAATTGGACGTTCTATTGGTGGGGCAATACAGGCACGTGACGACCAGCAGCGTCAGCAAGAGGTTACAGCCAAAAACTTAGAGCTTTACAACAACCAACTTGCAGAAAAAGAAGGCAAGTTAAAGCTTGATGAGTCATTATCTACTGACTTCAATGACAAAGTGGTTGATATTAAAAACCGTCTTGGTAATGGCGTTATCAATACCCAGCAAGCCGATGAAGAGCTTAATAGTTTCTCAAACCAGAAATTTACTGAATTACAATCAAACTTGCCAGGTCATGCTCAAGAAGATTTAAAAAAATACTGGGATAGCAATGTAACGCGCCAACGTACTTCGTTCTTGCCTTTACAGTTACGTGCAGATGAGCAAAAAGGCGGGGTTCTAGCTGATCGGTTCTTCGATGTGGCAACACGTATGGATCGTGAAGCAGGCAAAGAATATCTTTTAAAAAACATTGTTGGCTTGCCATTGTCTGAAGCTCAGAAAAGTGAACTCACAAATAAATATGAGACAACACGCGACATCACAGATATTAACTCGCGTATCACAACGGCAATTGCACAAAACAGTGTTGAAGGGCTCCAAGAAGTTGCGACAGGTCTAAAAGATTATAAGTTTATTGATGGATCGGCTGTTCAGAAGTTCCAGACAGAAATTCAAAGCAAGATCACAACATTGCAGCAACGTCAGCAAGTTCAAGAAAATAAGCGAGTCAATGAAGCTGACAAGGTATTAAACGAGTTTAAGCAAAACGTCTTAACTGGTCGACCGATTGATCTTACTTATCAAAACAATGTTGAGACGGCAGTCAAAGGTACACCGTCAGAAGCTGAATATAATTTTTATATGAAACAATCTAGCGACTTTTTACGTTTTCAAAAGTTGCCTACAGATCAACAGCTAGCTGAAATAAACAAACGCAAAGCGAATATGAAAAATACAGCTTCTGCTGACGCTGTATCTGAAAACAAGATTTTAAGTACATACCAAAGTATTTATGACAATAAACTCAAAACGGCAAAAGAAAATCCTACTCAGGCATTGCGTGAAAAGGGGATTGAGCTTCCAGAAGTGAACCCAATAAGTTTACGTGTTAATCCGAATGAGTTTGCTAAAAACATTGTGACCATTGGTTCTTATCAGATTGCACAACGTGATAAAGATCCAAACTCTACAATTAAGCCTATTCCTAACGAAGCTTTGCCCGCAGCAAAACAGGCTTGGGAAGAGTCAAATGTGAATCAAAAGCTAGACTTAATTAGCTCTATGATCAACCAAACGAAAGGCATTAAGAACGGTGCAAAAATTTGGGGTGAGGCTTTAGGACAATTAGGGAATGGTGATCCAGCTTATCAAATGGCTGGCTATGCACGTGCTAATAATTTCCGCTCTGATGCTGGATTGGATGTTGCAACCGCTATTGTTGCAGGCAAACAGGCACTAAAAAATAAACAAATGATTCAACCTAAGGATGCCTTGCTTAAACAAAAGTTCAATCAATATGTTGGGCAATCAGTATCAGGGGAAACAGCTAATCTCAACTACGCTGCATTCCAGTCTATCTACGCTTATTTAACTGAGGCACGTGGACAATCCCATAAAGACGATAACGACTACAAAGAAGAGATAGGACGTACCGCTTTAGGTTTGGCAACTGGTGGAGTTTATACTCAAAAAGGCGGATTTAAGGACTACACGAATCGCGGCATTTCAGATTGGAAGGTGTCTAAACCATATGGAATGACTGATTCAACATTCGAAGCCAAAATACAAAAAGGCTATTCAGATATTTCAAAAGCTACAGGAATGTCTGTAAACGATTTAGATAACTTCCGTTTAGCACGTTCTCCAACAAAAGCTGCTAATGGTGACTTGATGTATGACCTAATCAATGAGCGTGGTCGTCCTCTTGTGGTTAAAGGCAATGTCTGGCGCATCCGCTTAAATGGGGTAGATAAATAATGAGTAACTGGCTATCTGATTTATCAAGTGAAACTCAACAAGACTTTGAAAAAACAAACAGTCAGGGTTTGCAGCATCCAGACACTCGACCAAATGAACCGGGTGTGTTTGATGGTGCTATCTCATCACCTTTTCGTGGCATGGCCGTTGGTCTCAACAAAGTTGGTGATGTTCTTTCTACTCCAATCGACGCAGTTGTTGACCGTGTTAGCTATAGTCTGAAAGACGTCTCTACAAACGAATTTATTGAACCGTATGAAGAGTTCAAGGCTAAGCGTGAAAAGGCCCGCGACAACCTGGTTTATGGAACTATTGCTGACCTAGAAGACAAAGACAATACAGGCATTGTCGGGAATATTGGTGTTGGTATAGGTGATTATCTCTGGCGTGGTGCGCTGGGTGTGGCAACAAGTGGCACATTAGGTGCAGCCACTTTAACAGGTGGTTCAACTGGTAACTATGTTTACACTGATTTAACACGTAAAGGCGTAGATGAAAATACGGCTTTGAAAGTGGCTGGTGTGAATGCTGTAGGCGATGCGATTGGTACAGCCTTGCCTATTGGTTATGGCTTTAAGGGTACAGGTGGTTTAGTTGCTGATGCTGCATTGTCGGTTGGTGGTGCCACTGGCTTAAACACTGGCATGCAATATGCAAGTGAGCGGCTTCTAAAATCTAATGGCTATGATAAGCAGGCTAAGCAATATGAAGTTACAGGTGAATCTGTGGCGACTGACTTACTTATTAACTCATTAATGTTTGGTGGTGCACGTTACTTAGGTTCCCGTCAAAATAAACTAGACCAAGACATTGACGCTGAAATTAACCAGCTTAATTCAGATGATTTTGAAACTCGCAATGATGCGTTAAATGATGCTCTGGTTAAAAATAGCTTTGAGTTTGAAGATACAACTTTACCTGTTCAAACTACAGATCCAGTTCAGCAAAACAAGCACTATCAAAACCTAGATGCTGCTACTGAACAAATCCTAAAAGGCCAGCCAGTTAGTGTGCCTAACACAGTGCAAGGAGAGCCGCGTAGAAACACGATTGATTATGCAACTAGCTCACTACCTACCAATGCAAAACAGATTGCACTACGCGCAAAACAAGACGGTATAGACCCTAGTGTTGCTCTGACAATTAGTCATATTGAGACAGGCGGCAAATTTAATCATACAGCGCAAAACCCAACATCAAGCGCTTATGGACTTTTCCAAGTCTTAGATGACTCTTGGAAAAACTTAGGGGGTAAAGACCGCAACAATGTTGATGAGCAAATTCGCATCGGCTTAAAGCACATTAAGCAGGCCAATAATTACATACGTAAAAACTTAGGTCGTGAACCTGTAGCACATGAGCAGTACTTAGGTCATTTGTTAGGACCAGGGGGCGCTGTCAAAGTCCTCGAAGCAGATCCTAACCGCCCATTAATTGATGTGGTTCGTTCGTACGATTCTAAAAACGCAAATGCTATTGTGAAAAACAACGGCATGTCAGGTATGACCGTTGGTCAGGCTATCAATAAGTGGCGCAACAAGTGGAACCAATTAAGTTCACGTTATGGTGAACCAAGCACAGCTTATGGGATGGATGGTTCAAGCTATGACTTTGCTTATGAAGTTAAAGATTGGGCCGATTTAGTTGCATCAAATGACCGCTTGTATGGCGTAAATCCACTTTACCCAAGTGAATTACAACCACGTGACCGAACCCGTGAAGCATCACGTCAGCAAATTGAACGTATAGCCGATGACTTAAAACCTGAACTATTAGGCGAGTCTTACAAACTTTCTGATGGTGCGCCGATTATTGGCCCCGATAACGTTGTTGAGTCTGGTAATGGGCGTACATTAGCAATTGGGCGAGCTTATGAAAATGGCCGTGCAGAAGCGTACCGCGACTTTATCCAGAATTGGGCAAACGAAAGGGGTATGGATATTTCAGGTTTAAATCAGCCTGTTTTAGTGCGTACACGCCTTAGTGACGTTGATCGTGTAGCTTTCTCGCGTTTAGCCAATGAAAGTGATGTGGCGCAATTTAGCGCAACTGAGCGCGCTTTAAGTGATGCAGATCGTTTGCCAGATTCAACGCTACTTAAAATTAATAGTGATGGTGCTATCAATATTGATGGCTCAATGGATTATATCCGTAGTTTTGTAGACCAATTGCCACAGTCTGAGCGCGGCTCGGTAATCACAAGTGATGGTCGTTTATCTCAAGAAGGTAAACGCCGAATTGAATCAGCAATTGTCCAACGTGCGTACGGTGATTCAAATCTTGTAACCCGTCTATCTGAAAACTTAGATGATGATAGTAAAAACGTACTAAATGCATTACTCCGCGCAGCTCCGCAATTATCACAGCTCAATGATTTAGTGAAACAAGGTGGGCGCTTTGAAAATTCTATTTCTAAAGACTTAGCGCAGGCAGCGCAAAAGCTTACAGACATTAAGGCGAATGGTCAGCAAGTACGTGATTATTTAGATCAAGGTCAACTTATTGATGATGGGTTAAGTGATGGAGCAAGAAGATTTCTTGAGGTATTTGATAATAACCGCAAGAGCGCAAAGGCAATTGGTGAATCCATTAGCTCTGAAATTCAGTCCGTTGAAAACATGGGCGACCCGCGACAAGGCTCTTTGTTTGGTGAAACACCAGAAGAGCAAGCCGCGCTAGATGTGATTTTCTCAAATCCTGATCAGCCGATTGCAGTAAGTCGTATTAATTCACTTGGTGAGCCAGAAGAGTTCACCATGAAATTACGTGACTATCACGCTGAGCTTGAAGCAGAAATTAAGCAATCTGAGCTTGATATTTTAGCAGCACAAACCGCATTAAACTGTGCTTTGCAATTTGGCTAATGTATAATCAATTTGTGGCTAGGCTGATCACCGAAAAGCTGTTTAACCTGAACAGTTGCCACCCCCATAATCAGGTTTTTGATAGAGGTATCAAAGATGTATCAGACAGAAAAAATACATAAATTTGGTGGCATAAATAAGTTAAAAGATGCAATCAAAACCAAGTTACTTGATGATGTGTACTGTTGGGAAACTGAGAAGTGGTATACACAAAGATATTGGAATGAAGTGGCAGATAAGAATCTGACAGGAATTACATTGTCGGAACTAATGACTGGCACGCCTCTTGACGCAACACATTATGCCGGCCCTTTATTCAATAAGATGGATGAAGGTGGCCGTGTATTCGAATGGGTGCCAAGCCAAAATAGATGGCTGTATGTAGGGCGCCATCCTAATGCAAAAATTAATCCAATATTGTAGGTGTACTTATGAACATTGAAGAAATTAAAGATAAACTAATCGAGCAAAAAAACAATTTCCTTGATGAAAAGCATTTAGATTGGTATACCGAGACCTATATTAGAAATTATCCTGAATTTCTTGAAATGGATTATCAAAATGCAATTAATTTAGCTCAAGAAAGTTTCAAAGATGATCCAGAGTGGTTAAATAATTTTAATGTAGAGATGCAGAAAGCTTATCAGAATGCTAAGCAATATTTAGAATTAAGTTAATTCCATTACCCAACAAAACCCCACAAATTAAATGCTCAGATAGCTAAAACTATTTGGGCATTTTTTATGAAAGAACAATGCAAACAAGCGGTAGCTAAAGCACTTGGCAAGCAATCCCTTACAGCTCAAGAAGCAACGGATATTGAAGCACGTATTAATGAAACGATGCGTAATCTTGCACGCAAAGATATTAATAACTGGCGTAACCTTTCCGATGCTGAAAAATTAACTGAGGCAGCAAAGCAAGTTGCTATCGATATTCAAGAACAGTTGAAGCGCAAACATAAAATTGCTGCTCAAGATATTTTAAAACAATCGCAAAACATCGCAGCTTTAGACCATGGCAAACTATCGTCAATGGAAGTCATAGACCGTATGGTTGCGGCTCATGGTGATATGTCTGGCATCCAGTCAATTGATTCAAAAGCACGTGGTATTGCTGCTATCTATCGCGGTGAGCTGGTGGACTTCTACACCAATATTAAGGGTGGCTTAGGGATTTTCACAGATCAAGAATTGGTGCAAAAAATTGTTCGTGAGCGCTTTGGGGAAAGCACAGGAGACGCATTAGCCAAGAAAATTAGTGACAAGATGGGCGATGTTTTCGAAACCATGCGTGACCGATTTAACCGGAACGGGGGCGACATTGGAAAGCTAGATAATTGGGGATTGCCTCAAACTCACAACTTAGAAAAAATTGCTCAGGCTGGTAAACAAGCATGGGTAAGCAAGGCTGAATCACTAATTGACACCCGCCAATATGTGCATGAGAACGGTGATTACTATTCACAGCAAGAAATACGCTCATTGCTTGAATATACCTATGACACGTTATCAAGTGACGGTGCAAACAAAATTGAGGTAGGGCGACAAGCTACGGGAGGCGGTACATCCAAAGTTACTAATCGTCATGGTGAAAGTCGAGTTTTGCATTTTAAAGATGCTGAATCATGGCTTGAATATCAATCTGATTTCGGCGGCATGCAATTTGTTGATCTGGTTGAAGCTCACATTAATGGCCTATCGAAAGATATTGCCATGGTTGAAAACCTTGGAAGTAACCCAAAAACAGCATTAAAAATTCTCATGGATGCTGCAGCTAATAAAGACTGGGAAAAGGGAATAAAAGACAATACAACAAAAAGCAGCCGCAAACGTGCACAGGTTATGTTTGATGAGTTTAGCGGTGGTAATTCCCCACAGTCTCAAGTACTGGCAAACCTTGGTCTTGCGTATCGTTCAATGAATGTTGCGTCCATGCTTGGCGGTACTACAATTGCATCGATTGCAGATCAGGCAACTATTGCAAAAACGGCTAGTGTACATGACATTTCATATCGTAAAGCTTTTGGCGAATTGATTGGACAGCTCAACCCAGCCAATAAAGCAGATCGAGAACTAGCGCATAGCTTAGGACTGGCTACAGAAGAGATGCTAGGTTCAATTGCTCGTTGGTCAGATGACGGGCTTACTTCTGCTTATGGTAAATCTGAAAAATTGGCTCGTATATCAAGCGGTGTTGCAACTCAAGTAATGCGAGTGTCTTTTTTGAATGCTCTTACTTCTGCTTCAAAAGTTGGATTTACTAAACAGCTTATGGAAAAGTACGGCCGCTTAAGCCGTTCTAAAGCTTGGAATGACCTAGATGTGCAAGACCGTGAATTACTTTCAAATACGGGCTTAGATGAGCGAGCATGGCAGGTTTTTCAATTGGCTGAACCAGTTGTGGACCGCAAAGGTAATCAACTCATGTCAGCGCGTTCTATCTATGAAATTCCTGACGATAAACTTCTAGCCGCAATGGATAAGGATGTTAATCAGCTGGTGAGTGGTATAAATGATCAGATCAAAGAACTGAATGATCGAAATGCATTAGATGATCAGCGTATTTTGAATCGTGAGCAAAAGCTAGATGATGTTAAGCGTAGTCTTTCACAGCGCTTGCTTGATTATGCAAACAGGAAGGATTTACAAGCGCAGGCAGAAAAACAGGCGCTACAGGATCGAATGGATCTGCTTGATGCACAGAAAGAGGCCGCAGCAGCTCAAGCTGATATGAATGCTTATATCCGTACAATTGAAAATCAGGAAGATCTGAAAGGTTTTATTGATGGCATTACGCAAGGCAAGACCATTGACAACCTGACAGACAAGGCAAAAAAACTAGGACGTACACTAGAGAGCCTAAACAATAGAGTGGAGCTAAAAGCCACTAAATTGAATGAAAAGATCAAAGGTTTTGAAAAAGAGATTCAAGGTAAGTTTTCAGACTTCAATGACCTTTTAGGTAAGCGCCAGAAGTTTTCTAAAGAAAAACTGGCAGTGTATGAAGATAAGTTATCAGAGCGTTTGAATCGGTATGCGACGCGCCGCGATGTAAAAGCACAGCATGAATTTGAAGCGCTAAACGAATTAAAAGAATTAGTGGGCTTGAAACAGCAACAGCTTGAGACTGATTTTGAAATCAAAAAAGCAGTTGAACAGACGAGAATTAAAGGTAAGACAGATAAAAAAATTGATTCGTCTGTCGCTCGGAACACTCGCAGAAACTATAAAAGCGGTGAGGATCTAGGCCGTCGTTTGGGTAATGCTGAAAGAAGAATGACGGAGATGCGTGCAAAAATGCGCGCAGCTGATAGCAGTGCAAATAAGTCTATTAATCAGAAGTTCAAGGATTTAGATAAACGCGTAAATGCCTTAGATGATGAGTTTGTTGAATATCAGGCGAAAGTGGCAGAACGTCAAGCTAAGCGTCAGTATGTTATGGATAAGCTTGCAAACAGTATTGATGGGGAGAAAAAATTATTAGCACAAAAGATCCGTGACGAAGTCGCCTCACAACTTCAAGCGCATTTACTTGATGAGCAGGGCATGGCTGTGATTGAGGCAGGGCTTCGTGAACGTACATGGATGACTGTAGGCGCAAAGGGAACTATCACAGGGGAGGTATTTAAAGGCTTAATGCAATTTAAATCATTCTCGGCTTCGTTCTTGATGCGACAAGGAAGTCGCGCAATGGCTCAAGAAGGCTTAAAAGGCAAGGCAGCATATGCGATACCACTTATGGTCAGTATGACGATGCTAGGTGGTTTGGTCGTACAACTACGTGAAATCCTAAATGGTAACGACCCACAAACAATTTATGATAGTAATGATCCTAAAAAGGCTACAAGCTTCTTTATGCGCTCACTAGTTGCTGGTGGTGGCTTGCCTGTACTCGGCGACATTCTTGTTGCTGGTACTGATACATCTGGTCGTGATGCAAACTCTTTTGTTTCTGGTCCACTCGGTAGTGATTTCACTAGCCTTTTAGGTTTAACGGTTGGTAATTTAACTCAGTACAACGAGGGCAAAGACACTAATTTTGGCAATGAAGCATTCAAATTTGTGAAGGGTAAAATCCCTGCGCAAAACCTGTGGTATACAAAAGCAGCAATTAACCGAATGTTCTTTGATGAAGTTCAAGACACTATTGCACCCGGCTATCGTGAGAAGGCTTTACGTAAAGCAGAACGACAACAAGATCGTGAGCGATTCTGGGGTGATGACATTAATGATATTAGAGCACCTGACTTTGAGAGGGTTGTGAAATAAAAAAGGGCTGCAAATGCAGTCCTTTTTTTTGAATCTTAACGGCCGCCAGCACGACGGTCAGCCGCACGGTCTCCACAAGATGAGCCATCTTTGGCAGACTGCCAACTATGGTCGCATGAACCAGCAAAAGTCATAGTTGCAGGTAAAGCTAAAATAGCTGCAAGAATTAAAGTTTTCATTAAATGTACCCCTAGTTATTGTTTGCAAATTTGCTCACTAAGTATACATTTTAAGTTATTAATAATCTATGACTACCAAAGTAGGACACCCAACAAACCCCAACCGAACCCCCTGTATATATGAACTATATGCGAGGGCTTTTTTATGCGTGATGATCAAATAGCGGAGTTAGAAAAACTTCAGGAGATGATGACCGATGATATGTTGAAAATCGGGTTCGCTGCTGTTGATTTAGGTTTTGAGTCAAAAGAGGACCGAGGCGATAAGGTTTGGCTATATAAGGGGTTTAACCAATGTAGCTCAGCAGTTGCAAAGATTAGCCAAATAATTGGAATGAAACAGGGGACTATTCCGCCTGCAAGTACAGATGAAGAAACACAAAGAAAATATGAGGAAAATTTAAAAAATAAAGCCAAAGCGATTATTCAAAGTGTTAAAGCTAAGTCAAATTATAGTTAATTATGAAAGCATCTTTTGCTGAATTCTATGTTCTTTGGGATGAATACTTAGGGCGGGAAACGCCCTTATTCCACATTGAAACATGTGAATGGATGGAAAATCTATCTGATGAAGTTGATAACCTTCTCATGCTTCCACGTGGGCATAATAAATCAGGGATAGTAACTGTATTTAATGCTTGGCGCTTCTATCGTGATGTTGATGATTTAGTACTACATCAAGGAGCAACAAATATTGATGCTCTTAAGTGTAGTCGTGCAGTAGTTCGTATTCTTACCAATCACCCACTTTGTAAACTTAATAATGTAAAGAAATCTCATGGTGGTGTTATTAAGTGGTGGGTAGAAGGCTCGAATGATGAACAGTATGGTTCTATGTATGCGCGAGGCATTTTATCAAGCGTAACTGGACAACGTGCCAAACATATCCAAAACGATGACGTAGAAGTACAGAAGAACGTAGCGACAGAAGAAAATCGAGAAAAATTAAAACATAGCCTTACAGAACAGACCCACATTTTAGTACCTGGTGGAACAAGCTTATTTATTGGAACTCCACACAGCTATGAATCTATCTATAAAGAAATGATTGAGGCGGGGGCGAACTGCTTTATTAGACGGATGTTTGAACATGAATATCGAATAGAGGGGCGAAGGGAAGCAGTTCTAAACTTCTATCCTGAATATGTTTTTAGTTGCATTCATAAATATAGTAAGTGCCTAGAAGAGAATAAGCACTACACAATAGAAAAACATGGCAATGGCTATAAAGTAACACTTCTTGATGACTATTCATTTGTTGACTTTTATGCCAAAGCACTATGGCCTGAACGTTTTACTAAACAGGAAATGACAAAACGACGCAAAAAGTGTCGAACTATCAATGAATGGGATTCTCAATATCAATTACATGCTAAGCCAATTGGTGAAGTCCGACTAGATCCAGATAAATTTATTCCTTATGACTGTGAGCCAGTGTTAAAAATGGCTAACAAAAAACCAGTAATGATGCTAGGGAATGTCAGAATTGCTTCAGCTTCTCTACGTGTTGATCCATCTGAAGGGAAGAAAGATTCAGATATCTCATCTGTTGCACTAATTCTTCATGATGAACAAGGCCGAATGTACTGGCATAGATCTATTAGCCTGAAAGGAGAAGTGGGTCCTACGGATGAATCAGGCCACAACATTATAGGTGGACAGGTCTATCAATTAGTTCAACTAATTAAAGAGTTTTACATTACTAGAGTGACGGTTGAAACAAATGGTGTAGGTGGATTTTTCCCAAGTGTTCTAAAGAGTTGCCTCAAACAACAAGGTGTTAGATGTGGTGTAACTGAAATAAAAGAAACTAAGAATAAAAACCTAAGGATTTTAGGAGCTATTGAAGGCCCATTAAATTCGGGTGTTCTATGGGCTCATGTATCAGTTTTATATGATCCAGATAAGCCAGAAGATGATAGTTTTGAAGTTCGTATTATGCGCTCATGGAATCCAGCAGTTACGAACCAGATTGATGATCCATTAGATTCATTAGCAGGTGCAATATCTGATGAACCTATACGCATAGGTAAATTACACAACAAAGATGAGTATAAAGAAACGCCTAATTGGAGAACAAACGGTGGCGTACATGAAGCCGCCTTAGAATTTGACGATTAGGGGTAGGCTATGGCAGTACCAGAACAGACGCCATATAAAGAATATACGGCAAATGGGATAACTACTGTTTTCCCTTTAGATTTTGATGTGCTTGAACAGGATCATTTAATTGTTCTGATTAATGATTTGGAGCCCGCTGTTGGGTCATGGCATTTGGATGCAGCCAATGATGCTGTGGTATTTACTAATGCTCCTGTATCAGGAGCTATTATAAAAATTAGAAGAGATACCCCTTTATCTAGAACTACTAATTATCAGCTTTATGATCGATCATTTTTGCCAGACCCAGTAAATAAAGACTTTGATGCTCTTTGGAGAAAACTTCAGGAGATGGGCGTCATTAACTGGATGATCGACAACAACATTAAAGATTTAAATGAGTATGTAAATAGCTTAAATGATGAGACTAAAGCTATTTTTCTTAAAATGATTCACGATCAGGGTACATCTTTAGAGCAGTTAGATGCTTACGTTGATAGTCTTTATAAAAAACTTGCGAATACAGCTGTTGAAAAAGGTTGGCTTGCTGAATTTATTGCTGATGGAAGTGAAAACCAAGCGCAAATTAATAAAAAAACAGTTAGACAAGTTGAGTCAATCGCTGATCTTTTACTTATACAAAATCCTGTTGATGGTCAGACTTTATATGCAAAATCCTACTACGCTGGTGAAAATAAAGGTGGGGACAACTTTTATTTTGATTCAACAAGAGTAAATGAAAATGATGGGATTACTATCTTTAGTGGATGGGTGCGGGATCTATCAGATAAAATATTAACAATTGACGATGCGGGATTAAAGGAAGATGGGAGCAATGCAACTATAGTCCTTCAAAAACTTGCAGATGCTTTGCAAGATAATTTTGAATTCATTATTGCTGGAAAACATCTAGTAAATAAAAGAATCAAAATTGAGGGAAAATCAAATCTAAGGGTTACTGGTTCAGGTACAATTTCTGCAAAAGAGTTGCGAGATACATGGACTTTTGAAGACCATTATGGAGTATTGTATTTTGTCAACTGTCCTTACTTGACCGTTTCAAAAAATGTAAAAATTGTGGGAGCTAAGAAATTTTGGAAAACTCACTCAGACCCAACACAAGCCGGTGATAGTCCTATTTCTTTAAAAAATTGTCCGCACTCACTGATAGAGCATACAGATTTATCACATGCAGTTGCGTGGGGTATTGTTGCTGAAAACTCTCCGTACACAATTGCTCAATTCAATAAAATTGATGACATTGTGCGACAATCAGGTATAAACATTGTTATTGGTGGGGGAAAATACTGTAAAACAATTTCAAACACAATTACGAATGTGGGATTGTATGGAATCGAATGGGAAACATATGATGCCAGTCCGGGCAATAAAAGCTATGACAATATTATTGAAGATTGCTTCAAGGGTATTGCAGTTGCAGGAACATCTCAGATTGAGCTTGACTCATCATCCGAGCATATAAATTATTGTTATAACGGTGCTGAGTGTTTCCCATTACTGAACGCAGTAAGAGTAAATATTAATGCTTCTGGTGTTGGTTGTTATATTGCACTATCTGGAAGTAACACAAAAAATGTGACTTATGAAGGTTGTAATTTTGATTATTCAAAAAACAAGGCTTGGTTACATACAAATGCTTCAAATTTCATAGTTAAGTTCGGTGCTACTCGAAGCGAGATCTTCACATTGCCAGACTCTACTATTACTGCTGCATCGACGGTATATATTAATGATGTGGCATACACAGTTAATTCAGTAGAATTGGTGAATGATAGTTATTTTGGTAGTTCACTGCCTCAGCTGAAAAAAATTACATTAGCTTCTAATTTGCCAAATGATACTGAAGACTATGTATTCATTAAAAAACCTGTATCTGCAAATAATGCTGAGGGTTTAAAAGCAACACTTACAAATTCATATCTGTTGTTTAAAAAGAATACTCTTCGAAGTTATGGCCGTGGTATTTCTCACATAACCAATTATTTTGATGATGGAGTTGGGCGAGAATACTATGTTGAAAACAATTTTATTGATTGTGATAACTGGATATATCACCCTGTGTCTGTTGCAAAAGGTAGTTGTTTAAAGCAAAACACAATTATGGGTGCAAATAGTATATCTGTTAATGTGTGGAGTACTTTAACTCAATTGCAAGGCAATATTATTGAGATCAACAACTCTATTCCAAAGACAAATACAACTATTCCACAGATACCTTTTAATGTTTTCGAAAATACCTTTAGGTTTAGATTAGTTATTTCTCTAACTAATTGTACAACTACAGGAAATTTAGTTATTAGAGTTGATGGGGTTGATAGTTATATTGTTACACAAGCAGAGTTTAGTGCGGCAAGTAAAAAAGTTTTTACAGCTTACGGGGTTGGTAGTTTGAGTAAAGGTCCGCATAGTATTTCATTAACGGATACAGTTGGGGATCTTGCATACTCGAGCTATCAAATTCAACTACATACAACTTAACACACAACAAAACATCATAAGCCCTAGCTTTTAATAAGTTAGGGCTTTTTTATTGCCTAAACGAAAGGGGGAAGGCATGACTGAAAATGAATCATACGGGTTGAGATTTGAAAAGAAAATCGACTCCATTCAGAGTGATATCCGCATGTTGTCAGATCATGTTACTCGACTGACTTTCATTAATGAAGCGCACAAAGAGACTAGCGAACAGAACAAAAAGAATATCGATACATTGGATATCAAAGTCGCCAATTTAGAAAACCGCACAGCAGCGCAAGATGGTGGAATTTCTGTATTGCGTGTACTGCTTGGCATCTTTGCAGGAATCGTATTTTCGCTGTGCGCTTGGGTTGGATCTTCAATTATTCAATTAAGCCAAGATCAATCTTTAATTAAAGAGAAAGTATCACGGTTAGAGGAAGCAGGACGATGAATAGTGAAAACACAAGAGCTTATCTAGCTTTCGCATTAGTGGGACTGATGTTTGTTTTAGTGATTGCTTTATTTTTTGTGGATATGCCGCGAGAAAACAGCAATCTGATTAATACGGCATTGGGCTTCATTGCTGGGGCTATGACAACTGCATGTGGCTTTTATTTTGGTAGCTCTGAGTTAGAGAAAAAGAAAGGTGAACGAGATGACAAATAAACCATTTTTCGACGCTGCCCGAGTTATTGCTGGTGGAAAACTCACACAAGCACAAGTAGATGATTTAAATAAGATGGTCGACAAGCTTGCACCAGGTGGAAAAACTACAAGTGATGATGGTATAGATTTAATAACTAGTTTTGAAGGCACACGATTCACAGCCTATGACGATGGTGTAGGAGTCTGGACCATTGGTACAGGAACCACAGTTTATCCAAATGGCGTGAAGGTTAAGCAAGGTGAAACTTGCACACCTGAGCAAGCAAAAGCCTACTTTAAACACGACTTGGCCAAATTTGAAAAGACTGTAAATGAATCTGTGACAGTGTCTTTAACTCAAAATCAGTTTGATGCTTTGGTATCGCTGACTTACAACATTGGCTCAGGGGCTTTTAATAATTCAACCTTATTAAAAAAACTGAATAAAGGTGACTATCAAGGCGCTGCTGATCAGTTCCTAGTGTGGAATAAGGCAAGCGGTAAGGTTATGAAAGGTCTAGTTCGTCGCCGAGAAGCTGAACGAGCACTCTTTTTAAAGAAGTAACTTATATGTGTCAGCGTACTAAGGTTGCATCGATCATCACATTGCTGTGCATCCTTTTCTCTGGTTGCACAGCTCACACTATTAATAGTAATGTGAATATCTCGATTTGTGTAAGGGCTTTGTGATGTCGCAAGTCATGATCATGGTTTCGGAAGCGGGCAGGATGGAGAATACTTGCAATCTACCCGCTGATCTAGATAAGAACGGGAATGTTCTTAAAATCTACGACTATTCATTAAAAGAGTTGCCGATTAATTTGGACGGCACCGTGACTTACAACGGTAAAAGATGGACCTTTGATAAGAAGCAAAACTTTTAGTCTTTCCAGCTATCTACAATATCAGCCCAGTCTTGCAACATCTTGCGTCTGCTTTCCAAATACTTTGCATGGTTATAAGTAGCACGAGTTTTGTTCCCATCCGCATGTGCTAACTGTTTTTCAATCCACTTATCATCGTAATCTTTTTCATTTAAAAGCGTGGATGCTGTAGCACGAAAATCATGTGCAGTTACATCAGATAAGCCAATATAATCAAGCATTTTATTCATTGTGGTAGCTGAAAGCATTCCATCTTGATAAATGGCAGGAAATACATATTCTCTGTTGCCAACTAAACTACGTTGCTCTTGAAGAATGTTGAAGACCTGATCAGACATTGGGACGATATGTATGCGCTTCTTTTTCATCATCTCTTTGGGAAATGTGATAGTTCTAGCTTCGAAATCAACATAATCCCATTTCATTCGACGAATCTCGATAGTCCTAAGCATCGAGTAGAGCATTACAAGTCCAGCATTTCTTACAGTAGTAGAGCCGCCATAGTTACTTAATTTATTTCTAAGTTGTGCAGCCTCATGCTTTTCCATTGGTCTTGCATGTTCTATTTCAGGACGTTCAACAACATTTTTGACTGCATAGGTGGGGTCATACTCAGCTCTAAGTGTAGCGATTGCATAACGCATAACGCCACCAATAAAAGTACGATTTTGGATTGCCGATACTTCTCCGGTACCATGGTTTTTTTGACGCTTAACTCGTGCAATCGTTTTTTTCATAATTGTCAAAACGTCTGCTGAGGTAACTTCCTTTATGTCCTTATCGCCAATAACTTTTAAAATATCTTTATCTAGTGCGCGTTGAAAAGCTTCCTGGTATCTCTCTGAACGATTATTTAATTTTTCAGCTTTATATTCTGCTGCAACATGTTTGAAGAGCACTCTATTTTCATACTCATCATGTTTAGCCTTTTTTTGTTTTTCCTTATCTTCAACAGGATTCACACCACTTGCCACTAAAGATTTAGCTTCATCTCGTTTTGTACGTGCTTCGGCTAAGCCAATAATAGGGTACTCACCTAAACTCATCATTTGAGTTTTCTTAAGCCACTGGAAACGGTAGCGCCAATACTTCTTTCCATTAGGTTTGATTTCAATACACAACCCGTCCGAATCACCAATTCTATAAAGCTTTTCTTTTGGTTTTGCACTTCTGATTTTTGAGTCGCTTAACAT